ATATAATGGCAGCTAACGACATAGATAAAGGGTTATCCCAAGCACCACAAGGTCTTACAGAAAAAGACTTGGCTAATATGGACATGGAGCCTGAAATAGAAATTGAAATAGAAGACCCAGAAGAACTAAGTATTAAAATGGGTGGACTAGAATTAGAATTTGATAAAGATGCTATGGACGATGATGAGTTTAATGCAAACTTAGCAGAAGAAATTGAAGAAGATGACTTAGAAAAATTAGCTGACGACTTATTAAGTGACTACGAAGGTGATATTTCTGCACGTAAAGACTGGCTTGATACTTATGTTGATGGTCTGGAGTTATTAGGACTTAAACTAGAAGATAGAAGTGAACCGTGGGAGGGAGCATGTAATGTATTCCATCCATTGATGACCGAAACTCTAGTTAAGTTCCAAGCAGAAACTATGACAGAAACATTCCCTGCTGCAGGACCTGTAAAAACTCAAATTATTGGTGAAATAACAGAAGCAAAAGAAGAGGCTGCTAAAAGAGTTCAAGATGATATGAATTATCAATTGACTCAAAAGATGGTTGAGTATAGACCTGAACATGAACGCATGTTATGGGGTTTAGGTTTAGCTGGTAACGCATTTAAAAAAGTATATTACGACCCGAGTTTAGAACGTCAGGTCTCTATGTATATTCCTGCTGAAGATTTAGTTGTACCTTATGGTGCGTCATCTTTAGAAACAGCAGAACGTGTAACTCACGTGATGCGTAAAACACAAAATGAATTAAGAAAATTACAAGTAGCAGGATTCTATCGTGATGTAGATTTAGGTGAGCCAACACATGATTTAGAAGAAGTAGAAAAGAAAATTGCAGAGAAGATGGGATTCAATGCAACTACTGACAACAGATTTAAAGTTTTAGAAATGCATGTTGACCTTGATTTAGAAGGTTATGAAGATAAGGATAAAAAAGGTAAGCCAACAGGTATTGCACTTCCTTATGTTGTAACGATTGAACGTTCAACACAAACAATATTAGCAATTAGACGTAACTGGAACCCTGACGATGATACTAAACAAAAACGTCAGCACTTTGTACATTATGGATATGTACCAGGTTTTGGATTCTACTGTTTTGGTCTAATTCATTTAATTGGTGCTTTTGCAAAATCAGGCACAATGATATTACGTCAATTAGTTGACGCAGGTACTTTATCAAACTTACCCGGCGGGTTTAAATCAAGAGGACTTAGAATTAAAGGAGATGATACACCAATCGCTCCAGCTGAGTTCCGTGATGTAGATGTACCGTCTGGCACAATACGAGACAACATCATGGCTCTACCCTATAAAGAGCCTAGCCAAGTTCTCAATCAATTAATGAATCAAATTGTTGATGAAGGGCGTCGTTTTGCATCAGCAGCAGACCTAAAAGTATCTGACATGTCAGCTAACGCTCCTGTGGGTACTACACTAGCAATCTTAGAAAGAACACTCAAAGTGATGTCAGCAGTTCAAGCTCGTATTCACTATGCAATGAAACAAGAGTTTAAACTTTTAAAAGGTATTATTAGAGATTTTACTGATGATGAGTATTCATACACACCAGACGATGGCAAAGCACAAATTAAACAGCAAGACTATGATATTGTAGAAGTTATACCTGTATCAGACCCTAATGCTGCAACTATGTCACAAAAGGTTGTGCAATATCAAGCAGTGATGCAATTAGCACAAGCTAACCCAAATATATATGACATGGTAGAACTTAACAAACAGATGCTTGAGGTATTAGGCGTTAAAAATATTGATAAGTTAATACCACAGTCTGATAAACCAAAACCACAAGACCCTGTGTCAGAAAATATGAATGTAATAAACAACAAACCTGTTCAAGCATTTATATATCAAGACCATCAAGCACACATTGCGACTCACATGGCGTTTATGCAAGACCCTAAAATATTAGCTTTAGTTGGTCAAAGTCCTAATGCAAACACTGTACGTGCTGCTATGGAAGCACATATTGCAGAGCATTTAGCATTTGAATATCGCAAACAAATCGAAGAACAAGTTGGTGTTGCTCTACCTGCACCAAATGAAAAAATCGACGAACAAGTTGAATTAGACTTATCTAGAGTTGTTGCTAAAGCTGCTCAACAGTTGCTTGATAAAGATATTAAAGAAGCACAAGCACAAGAGATTATGGCTAAGCAACAAGACCCAGTTATGCAAATGCAACAGAAAGAGCTACAAATTAAAGAAATGGAAGCTCAAACTAAAGCACAAAAAATGCAAGCTGATATTGAGTTAGATAGAGCTAAATTAGAATTAGAAAAAATGAAACTCGAATCAGATGAAAGAATTGCTGGAGCTAAGATAGGTGCTAATGCGGCAATGGATAATCGTCGTGTAGATTCACAAGAATTAGTACAGGGAACCAGATTGGGTATTGATGCCATTAAAGCTCAAGCTCAATCTGCAAAAAATTCACAACAATAAGAAAGGTAATACATGGATGGCACGTTAAAGGTTCTAGCTGAAAAGTTAGAAGAAGAACGCAATATAATTTTAGAAAACTTAGGTGATGGGCATGCACAAGATTATGCTCAATACCAAAACAGTGCAGGCATTATTCGAGGTCTCATGATTGCACAAAGACACATAGCAGACCTTGCAAAAAATATGGAGATGGACGATGAGTGAAATCATTACGCCAAATAAAACTATTGTTGATTTCAAAGGCAAAGCAGTAGCAGCTGAAGAACCTAAACAAGAACAAAAACCAACTCAATTACCAGAAGTCAGAGGCTATCGCATATTATGTGCTGTACCACATGTTGACGAAAAGTATGAGAGTGGAATTATTAAAGCAGACAAGACAAGACATATTGAAGAACACTCGACTGTAGTTTTGTTTGTTATCAAATTAGGAGATATGGCTTACGCAGACAAAGACAGATTTCCTACAGGACCTTGGTGTAAAGAAGGCGACTTTGTTATTACTAGGGCATATTCTGGAACTCGAATCAAAATACATGGTAAAGAGTTTCGCATTATCAACGACGATACCGTAGAAGCAGTGGTCGATGACCCACGTGGCTACGAACGCGCATAAGGAGAAGAAGCATGGCAAAAATCATAAATGAAGTTCCTGAAGAACTCAAGGATGAAGAAACGACGGAAGTTGAATTAGTATCCAAAGAGGACAAAGAGGATTATGAAGAGGCAGTAGAAGCTAAAAAAGAGGAATCTAAAAAAGCTAAAGCTGAACCTGAATTTGAAATTGAAGAGGAAGATGACACTCCTCCAGAAGACAGGAACCGCGAACCACTACCGGATAAAGTTAAACAAGAATTAGAAGAAGATAATCTTGAAGACTATTCAGCAAGAGTCAAAGAAAGAATGGCTCAGTTGAAAAAAGCCTGGCATGATGAAAGAAGAGCTAAAGAAGCAGAAGCACGCCAACGTGATGAAGCTATTAAATATGCTCAAACTATTATTAATGAAAACCAAAAACTAAAGAAAACTTTAAGTTCTGGTGAAGAAGATTATCTTAAAACATTAAAAGAAAAGTATGAGTCTGATGTTAATTATGCTAAACGTGAATATCGCGAAGCGTATGATTCAGGAGACCCAGATAAGATTGTTGATGCTCAAAGTAGACTAAATGAAGCTCAGTTCAAATTACAGAACGCTATGGGCATGAAACCTCAATATACAGCTTTACAAGAGGACGAAAATAGTGTACAACTACAACAACAGGAATTTGCACAGAATAATGTGCCTAAACCAGATGATAAAGCCTTAGATTGGCAAGAAAAAAATCAATGGTTTGGTAGAAATAAAGTGATGACTGCTACTGCTTTAGGTTTACATGACGACCTAATTAGCCAAGGTATACAGCCATCATCAGAACTATATTACCGTCGTATAGATGATACGATGCATAAACTATTCCCAGAACAATTTGGGGAAAATGAATCGTTGGAAGGACAACCTGCCCAACGCAATACTAAACATTCAACTGTTGTTGCTCCAGCAACTCGGTCAACTGGACCCAAAAAGGTCAAACTGACTAAAACACAGTTAGCTTTAGCTAAAAAGTTTAAGTTAACACCTGAGCAATATGCAAGAGAATTATTAAAAACGGAGAACGCAAATGGATAAGAGAATAGACAGAGAAGTAGAAATACGTGAAGAAACAGATATGAGAACAAGGACTTGGGCTCCCCCATCTTTGCTCCCAGAATTTAAGAAACAACCAGGCTGGGCATATCGTTGGATTCGAGTAACTCTTGCTAATGAACCTGATGCCAGAAATGCTTCTTCAAAAATGCGTGAAGGCTGGGAACCTGTGAAACATTCAGAACACCCAGAAATTAAATTAACGTCAAACCCTAACAGTCAGTTTAAAGACGCTGTTGAAGTAGGTGGTTTGATACTTTGTAAAATGCCACAAGAAATGGTAGACCAGAGAACTGCATACTATAAAAAGAAAACAGAAGGTCAAGCTCAAGCAGTCGATAATAGCTTCTTGAAAGAAAATGACCCACGTATGCCCCTTTTCTCAGATAAAAAGTCTACTAAGTCTTTTGGTAAAGGTTAAACAATTCTTTAAGGAGAAATTATTATGGCAGCTTACGGATTAAAACCTGTAAAGCGTGTTGATGGTATGCCTTATGCAGGCGCTACAAGGCTATATAAAATTGACCCTGCTGGTGAAGCAACTAACTTGTTCTATGGACAGGTTGTTAACATCGGCTCGGACGGTTATATTGCTTTATGTACTGCATCAGGTGCAGACGCTACTACGAACAACTTAGGTGGTTCAGGCGTCGGTGCTATCGGCGTTTTTGTTGGATGTGAATACGTTAATGCACAAGGTCAAGTTATCTACTCACAATATTATCCATCTGGTACTGCTAATGGCGGTGACATTGTGGCTTATGTTGTAGATGACCCAGATGCATTATTTATGGCAGAATTAGATGATACGGCTACGCAAACAATGGTTGGTACAAACACCACTTTTGCTACACCACAAACTACTTCTACCGGTTCTACCGCTACTGGCGTTTCTAACTCTCAGTTGGACGCAACAGTTGCTACTACTGCTAAGGCATTTAAAATTGTCGCTTTAGCACCAGACCAGTCAACTGCAGCAGTGTTAGTTAAATTTAACCCAAGTTTCCATCGCTTCACAAGTGATGCTGGCTTATAAGGAGAATAAATCATGGCAATTTCAAGAGCTCAGTTATTAAAAGAGTTGCTCCCAGGCCTTAATGCTTTATTCGGTATGGAATACCAGCGTTATGGTGAAGAGCACAAAGAAATCTACGAAACAGAATCATCAGAAAGAAGTTTCGAAGAGGAAACAAAATTATCAGGCTTTGGCAGTGCGCCAGTTAAAGGTGAAGGCTCAGCCATCACTTATGACAACGCACAAGAAGCTTGGACAGCAAGATACAACCACGAAACCATTGCTTTAGGTTTCTCTCTAACAGAAGAAGCAGTTGAAGATAACCTCTACGACACTTTATCTGCTAGATACACTAAAGCATTAGCTCGTGCTATGTCTTACACAAAACAAGTTAAAGCTGCTAACGTTTTAAACAACGGCTTTGACGGTACTAACTATCCAGGTGGTGATGCTAAAGCATTATTTGCTACAGACCACCCATTAGTTAACGGCGGTACAAACAGCAATACGCAGTCAACAGCTGCTGACTTAAACGAAACTTCATTAGAAAACGCAGTTATTCAGTTAGCTGGTTGGACAGATGAAAGAGGTTTATTGATTGCTGCTAAACCACGTAAATTAATTATCCCACCAGCGTTACAATTCGTTGCTACACGTTTATTAGAAACTGACTTAAGAGTTGGTACAGCTGATAACGATATCAACGCATTACGTACAAATGGTGCGATTCCAGAAGGCTATGCAGTAAATCACTTCTTAACAGATACTGATGCATACTTCTTAACAACCGATGTACCTAACGGTATGAAACACTTCGAGCGTACAGCATTGACAACATCTATGGATGGTGACTTTGACACAGGTAACGTACGTTACAAAGCTCGTGAGCGTTATTCATTCGGTTGGTCAGACCCCCTCGGTATGTGGGGCTCACAAGGCGCTGCTTAATTAATTAAGCGGAGTCTCTCCTCCTAAGACCCAGTTTCGGCTGGGTCTTTTTTTATGTATAACTCATGTTTTTCTTGATGGTAAATGTTTGAAGTAAGAGCATAATTCACTTATCAGCTTAGGCTGAAATTTAAATTAAGGAGAAATATTATGTGGACAAAACCAGCAGCTACTGAAATGAGATTCGGTTTCGAAGTAACAATGTATGTAATGAACAAGTAATTAAAAAATAAAGTTCGCGAAATTAGGGGCTATATGCCCCTTTTTTGTTGTATAATACTTATAAAATGTGTATCATTTAGTTATTCGGGTTTTATTGCTTATCTAACTGTCCCGACAGACGCATACACGATAGATAAGTTTAACTTTGTATGGAGACATAAAAATGGCAAGGTCAACCTTTTCAGGTCCAGTCACATCTAATGCTGGCTTTAACGGACCAGTCGTAGTAGACAATACTACACTCAACACAGGTGCTGCAGTTACAACAACTCTTACAGCAGCTCAATCAGGAACATTATTTGAAGTAGACGGTACAGATGACATCGTTGTTAACATGCCTGCTTTATCTACAAATAACGTAGGTATATCATATGAATTCTTTGTTACTACAGCAGTAGGCTCCGGTAAAACAGTAACATTCGTATTACCTGGCGCAGGTGTATCTAATTGGTTTGCAGCTTTACAACTTATGGGCGGCACAGCAGCTAACCCAGCAAGCGATGTTGCAGGTGATACATTAACTTTAATAGCTACTACAGCTGCGAATGCAAGAGTTAAAGTAACATGTATTTCT